CAAAAGTCTGTTCATCAGCGCGTTCAGCAGCATGGAGGATTCGGTCGCCAACTTCGCGATAACTGGCAAGGGGTCGTTTTCAGACTTCACTAAATCGATCTTGGTCGATATGGCCAAGATCGCTACACGGCAAGCCAGCTCTGCGGTACTGGGCAGCTTGTTCGGTGCGGCTACCACTTACCTCAGCGGCGGAGCATCTACAGCAGCGTCTGCGGGCTCAACGGCTGCGGGATACAGCGACTCAGCACTGAGCGGCTGGTCTGGGGTTGCCCAAGCCAAAGGCGGTGCATGGTCCAACGGCGTGCAGATGTTTGCCAACGGCGCGGCATTCACCAACAGCATCGTCAGCAAGCCGACGGCTTTCGGAATCGCTGGCGGCGGTGTGGGTGTCATGGGCGAGGCGGGTGACGAAGCGATCATGCCGCTCACCCGCACTGCCGGTGGTCAGCTCGGCGTCCGCGCCCTGGGCGGAGGCGGCAGCAGCGGAAGCAACACCTACAACTTTCCTGTCTCGGTATCTGTCCAGACGTCTGGCGACTCAGGCAGCTCAAGCACGCAGGAAGCGTCCACTCAGCTTGGCAAAGGCATCCAACAGGCGGCGAAAGCCGAGGCGGAGACAGCGATTGCTCGCGCACTGCAACCAGGTGGTTCGATCTGGAGGCTCACAAATGGCAGGTAGTCATGGCGATTGAAACATTTACCTGGCCAACCCAGCACGGAGACGCGCCCGATATCACCTATCGGGTGCGCACTTCCAAGTTTGGTAACGGCTACAAGCAGGACGTCGGAGACGGACCGAATAACAAAGAGGACTCTTACCCGATCACCTTCACCGGCACGAAGGATAGGGTCCTGAAGATCATGGAATTCCTCGACAAGCACGGCGGAGCGAAAGCGTTCCTCTGGACCACGCCGCTCGGCCAGCTGGGTCTGTTTACCTGCAAAAATCCAGTGCCCACCCCAATGGGTGGCAACGTATTCAAATTGACGGCCACGTTCGACCGGGCCTTCCACCCTTAAGGACATCTCATGCCGTTGATTGCTGATATCCAAGCGCTTGAGCCGGGCAGTGAAGCATTGCTGTTTGAGCTTGATGGCTCTGATTACGGCGCGGATATTTTGCGCTTCCATGGTCATGCCATCCCGCACACTGCCGCTGAGCTGATAGCCGCCGGCCTTGAAGCTGATCAGCTGCCCGCCAAATCAATCTGGTGGCAAGGCAACGAGTATGGGGCCTGGCCAATGCAGATTGACGGCATTGAAGCGAGTGGCGACGGTACGGCAGTCCGGCCCACGCTTTCCGTGGGCAACGTCAACGGGCGCATCACGGCGCTTTGCCTGGCATTCGAGGATTTGCTCGAGTTCAAACTGACGATGCGGCATACGCTCGGCAGGTATCTGGACGAAGAGAACTTCCCTGGCGGCAACCCCGACGCTGATCCTACTCAGGAATCTATCGAGGTCTGGTATCTCGATCAGAAAACCAATGAGGACGGTGAAACGGTCAGTTGGGAGCTGGCCAGCCCGGGCGATGTCGGCGGCGAATCGATTGGCCGGCAGATGACCACGCTTTGTCACTGGTGCCTCACTGGTGGATATCGCGGGCCAAACTGCGGCTACACCGGGCCATACGTCGACAAGGACGGTCAGCCCACCGATAACCCTGAACTTGATGTTTGCGATGCCACGTTGACGCGTGGCTGCACGCCGCGCTTCGGGGCTGGCAACGAAGTACCCTTTGGCGGTTTCCCCGCCGTATCCCTGATCGCGCGGAGCTGACCATGCTGAAATACATACTGTCGGCCGTGCAGGCGCATGCGGCCGTTGAGTACCCGCGCGAATGCTGCGGGCTGCTTCTGCGCACGGGGCGAAAGCAGCAGTACTTTCCTTGCACCAACACGGCGACCGAGCCAAACGAAGAGTTCCGCATCAGCCCCGACGATTACGCTGCGGCGGAAGACCAAGGCGTCATCATCGGAGTTGTCCACTCGCACCCCGATGCGACCAGTAGGCCGTCGCCACGCGACCTGGCGATGTGCGAAGCGACGGAACTGTCCTGGCATATCCTGAGCTGGCCTGAGGGTGATCTGCGCACCATCGTGCCGACTGGCAATACGCCGCTTCTGAGGCGACCGTTCGTGCATGGTGCATGGGACTGCTGGCAGGTCTGCGCCGATTGGTACAAGCGCGAGTTCGGGCTCGAGTTCGAAGCTTTCACGCGAGCAGACGGGTGGTGGGAAAGCGCGGACGCGGAAAGCCTGTACGAATCCAATTATGAGGCCGCTGGTTTCGTCCGGGTCGATCAGCCGCAGCGCGGGGACATGATCGTGATGGAGGTAGGGCGGACCAGGCACCCGAACCACGCTGGTATCTATCTCGGCGCGGACGCTTCGCTTACCGGTGAGGAAGGCGGGGTTTTTGGACCTGGGCCTTTCCTGCTGCACCACCTATACGGAAGACCGTCTGAGATAATCGTTTTTGGCGGTCCATGGCTTGATCGAACGCGTCTTATCCTCAGGCACAGTTCAGCGTCCTGAATTGATCGATACCAATTATGTGCTTGATAAGTCCCGCAATGATAAATTGTAATCATGTGAAATGGAGTGATTGCATGATCTGGAAAATTATTCTTGGGCTATTGCTGGCGCTAGGGGCAATGCTCATTTGGGGAGCCATAGCCAAAAATGATCCCGAATGGATGGAAAAAGAGCGAGCAAAAACCGCGATAGATCTGTGTCGAGAGGACCAGAAAAAGTACGCGGGAGACGCTGCATCGTTATCCATAATTATCCCTACCTGCGAAAAGTTTGAGGCGGACTTCAAGGCCAAGTACGGCAGAAACCCGTAAAGACGAACAAACTATTGAGGCCGCCTCCGGGCGGCTTTTTCATGTCCGGAGAAACACATGGCAGCCATTCACTACTCACCCATGACCACGATCAAGCTATCTGGATCGCTGGCCCGCAAGTTCGGCAGGGTGCATCGTAGGCAGATCGATTCCGGCCAGACCTGGGAGGTGTTCAAGGCCCTAAAGGCGACACTGGATGGCTTCGCTGACGAGATCCGACGCCTTGATCGACTCGGCATGCGCTTCGCGATATTCCGTAACGGCAAGAACGTCGGAGAGGACGGCTTTGGCCTAGGCGGATCACGTGAGGTGCGTGTAGTGCCCGTTATTTATGGCAGCAAGCGAGCCGGTGTGCTCCAGACCGTTTTGGGTGTGGCACTAATCATTGCGTCGTTTTTCGTCGCGCCGGGCTCTCAGCCTGCGTTCTTGGCGGCAGGTATCGGCTCAGCTGCTGGCGGCGTAATCCAGATGCTCAGCCCCCAGGCCTCCGGACTGAAACAGAGCGCATCACCGGAAAACTCCCCGTCCTACGCATTCGGCAGCGCCAAGAACACCACGGCCAGCGGCAACCCGGTCCCGATCTGCATCGGCGAGAGGCGTTGGGGCGGGGCGATCATTTCGGCCTCGATTTACGCAGAAGACAAAACGTAACCACTTTTGCGAGACCACGCCGCCCGAGAGGCGGTTTTTTTATGCCTGGAGAAAAGCATGGGCGCAGCACTGAAGATCGATATCCGCGGTGAAAAAGGCGGCAGCGCCAGTCCGAAGTCGCCGACCGAGGCTTCCGACAGCCTGCGCTCTACCAACCTGGCAAAGCTGCTCATCGCGGTAGGAGAGGGCGAGTTTGAAGGCACCCCGACGGCAGCTGATATCTACCTCGACAACACGCCGATCAACGATGCCAGCGGCAACGTCAACTTTCAGAATGTGAAATGGGAGTGGCGCACCGGTTCAGTTGATCAGTCGTACATCCCTGGCATTCCTTCGATCGACAACGAGACGACAGTCAACGTCGAGCTGCGCAATGACTCGCCATGGGTTCGCTCGATCACCAATACTCAGTTGTCAGCCGTACGCGTGCGCCTTGCATGGCCCGCGCTCCAGAAGCAGGACGACGAAGGGAATGTCGGCGGCTACCGGATTGAATACGCCATCGACGTGGCCACTGACGGCGGCAGCTACAAGGAGGCACTGCTGGAGGCCGTGGACGGCAAAACTACCACGCGCTACGAGCGTTCGCGCCGCATCGATTTGCCCGCCGCGACATCAGGCTGGCAGATCCGCGTCCGCCGCCTGACCGCCAACCAGAACACCAATAAGATCGCCGACACCATGCTGGTGGCCGGGCTCACAGAGGTAATCGACGCAAAGCTGCGCTACCCGAACACGGCGCTGCTCTACATCGAGTTTGATGCTGAGCAGTTCACCAACATTCCCGCAGTGACGGTCAAGTGCAAAGCGCGGAAATGGCAGGTACCGAGCAATTACGATCCGTTCACCCGTACCTATTCGGGCGTGTGGGACGGCTCCATGAAAGAGGCATGGACCAACAACCCTGCCTGGGTTACATACGGCGTATGCATCCAAGACCGGTTTGGCCTGGGCAAGCGCATCAAGCCATGGATGGTCGACAAGTGGGAGCTGTATCGCATCGCGCAGTACTGCGATCAGGATGTCCCGAATGGAGTCGGCGGCGTGGAGCCTCGCTTCCTGTGCGATATGAACCTGCAGGGCAAGGCCAATGCCT